AGGCCGGTTACGCCGCGATTTACAGCAGCAGGCAATGTCAAAGTATATGCAGTGTTGGTAATGTTCAACAGTAGCGTTAGCTCGCCTGCAGAACCCGAAGCGGGCCAGTTAGAAAAGCCCAGACTAACCGATCCCGTGGGGGTCAGGCTCTGATATGCACCAGCAGAATAATCCAGTGTAATTGATCCCGACGTGGCTGTAAGGCTAGCCTGTGTCCAGCTCACATCATTGAGTTTGACCGCGTAGATCAGGTTGTCGCTCATGTTGTTGTCCAGGGTGGTGCCCGTGAGCGCGGCCTTGAACACACCGTTGGTCTGCAGCTCAGTGATTTCCGCGGCTGCATACTGGAAATTGGTGGCGGTGTTGGTGAAATTGTCCCGCATGCCCTGGGTGTCGTTGGGCACGCCGGCTACGGGGTAATTACCGTTGATATTATTGGGGTTTATTTGGCTGGTCATTCTGTTCCCTTTGGGCTATGAGATATTTATCGCGAGCCTGTTTTCCATAAATAATACACAGGAATGGTTGAAATGCAAAAAAGAACAAAGAGCATACTGGAAGAGCTGGACAGCATGTATGTGGAACGGGATCGGCGCCTGGTCTTGGAAAATCGCGCCGCCGTGCTGATCCAAAGCGCGGTACGCCTGCTGGAACAGATCGAACATGAGTATTCCGCTGAACAGGCAGAGAATCTCACCCGCAAATTCCTCAATGCCATCCGCAACCGGGATGCTGACAAATTTGCCCGCACCGTGAGGCGCACCAATGAAAATCAATGAAGTAACACAGGTCAACGAAATAGGACTAGCCGCTATCGGCAGCATAGCCAAGAGCCTGGGAGGTGCAGCTCTCAAAGGCATAGGTAAATCTGTGGCTGCAGGTCTGGATTCCGACCTCGGCAAGGCACTGGGTGCCGGGCAAACCACCCAGGTATCTATGTCTTCAGATCAGATGAAAGCAGCCATGGGAGCTACCGCCAAGAAGTTGGCGCCTAACCTGGCCAAACAGTGGGCTAGCATGTCCCAGCAGATGATAGCAGACCAGCAGGCTTCAATGCCAGCAGGAGCTATAGCTCAGTGGAAAGATGTACCACCGGCTATCAAGTTGAAAAAACTGGATGACATACTCAATAGCACTCTCAGCTCGATACAACCGGGCCTGAGAGACTATAAGCAACTGGCTACCTATGTAGAGGACGATCCTTACAGCCAGCAATTGGCTGTACAAGCCATCCGAGTGATCGATCTGCTACGTGACAAATTGTCCAAACCTACACCTCCCGCCAATCTACAACAGGAATGGGAAAAAGTGGTAGCAGCAATAGCAAGTGCGGCCCGGGTAGCCGGACGCCGACAGGCTACTACCCAGAAACAGAGCCGAGTGGCATTTGACAAGACCACCGGCAAGTGGACCTACGATGGTAGTCCGCTGGATGCCAGTGTGCCTGAACAGCGAGCAGCTCAGGCCGAATATATGAGACTAAATCCGGGATGGGCGTCGCCGTGATCATACAGGAAGGTGGTAATGTATTTCGGGACAAACAGGGACAGGCTCTCACACAGCGCATAGATCGTGCGGATGTGCCGGCCACGATATCCTTTATACAAAAAGTCACCGGCATCAAGTTTCCCCCGGATCGCTGGCTGGGCAGCACCGGACGAGCCGCCACGTCGGGCGACCTAGACCTGGCCGTGGACAGCAACAAGACCACCAAAGAAGATGTGGCAGCGGCCATCCAGGCCTGGGCGCAGAAAAACCGCCTGGATCCCAAAGAGTATGTGGTCAAAAAAGGCGAGGTGCATTTCCGCACGCCCATAGCCGGCGACGCCAACCGCGGTTTTGTACAGACTGACTTCATGTTCCTGCCCGATGTCAACTGGGGCACATTTTTCTATGCGGGTGGTGATGATTCGGCCTACAAAGGCGTGTACCGTAACATACTCATGAGCAGCATAGCCAAAAGCCTGGGGCTCAAGGTGGGCCTCAATGGCATGTTCAGCCGCACAACCAATCAATTGGTCAATGGTGGTCAGGATCCTGACTACGTGGCCCAGGTACTGCTGGGACCAGGCAAGAAACGTGATGCCCTCAAGAACGTGGAAACCATTTATGCCAGCCTGCGGCAGGATCCGGACCGGGATGCCAAGCTGGCCGACTTCCGGGACTACCTGGCCCAGAACAACATGTCCGAACCCCAGCTCAAAGAAGATGAAGTGAACTTCCTGGCTCGTCTTAGAGACCGCATCGTGAATCGGGGCATGTATGCCCTGATCGAGCACCACGAGCCCGTGATGGAAGCCGAAGAGGCCGGTGTGGGTGGCCGTGCCAAGGGCATCGAGCACCTGGAAGATCTGGTTTTCCGTCGCGGCAGCGCAGGAGTAAAACAGGCCCTGGACATAGTGGACCACATGGCCCAGACACCGTCCAGCACCACGGTCAAATGGGACGGCAAGCCCGCGGTAATTTTTGGACGCAAACCGGCCACGGGTGAATTCGTGCTCACGGATGGGTCGGGATTTGACGCCAAGACCTATGACGGCCTGGCCACCAGCCCGGAGATGATGTCCCAGATACAGAACGCCCGGGGCAAGGGGCGCGAGGATCTGATCAATATCTATCGCACACTGTGGCCCCAGTTGGAAGCGGCCCTGCCTACCAACTTCCGGGGCTATGTCAAGGGCGATCTCCTGTACATGAGCACACCTCCCTTGGAAAAAGGCAACTATGTGTTCCGTCCCAACACAGTGGAATATCGGATCCCGGCCCGGAGCAGCCTGGGCAAACGCATAGGCGACAGCGAAATAGGCATAGCCATGCACAGCATGTATGCGGACCAGGGCGAACCTCGCCAGCCCCTGAGCCGTGTGAAATTTGTACCTGTGCCTGGTCTGCTGCTGCTGGAGCCCATAGTGAGCCGAGGTGTGGAACCCAACACTGATCTGACACGTGAGATAAAAAGCGTGCTCCAGGCGCACGGCCGTGAAATAGATACACTTTTCAACCCCGCAGAACTGCGCCGCCAACAGATCACGGACCTGGCCAAATTGTGCGTGGACTTTATCAATTTCAAGATCGGCTCGGGTAACTTTGACAATCTCCTGCCGGAATTTGGAGCCTGGCTGCAACAGAAAGTCAGCCCGCGCAAGTTCAACAACATCATCGAGTATCTCAAGAATCCCAGCACCAACCAGTCAGGCATGGCAGCGGCCTTTACCCTGTTCCTGCTGCTGCACGACCTCAAACTGGACCTGCTGCGCCAGCTGGATCTACAGAGCCCGGGCAACGAGGGCTGGGTCATGGCCACCCCTGCAGGCTATGCCAAAGCAGTAAATCGCTTTGATTTTACTGTGCGCAATCGGGCAAGAAACAACCCATAACCTGGGTTTTTGAACGCCCGGACTAAATACCAGTAGGGCATGCTGCCCAACTTTTAGGAGATTACTACAATGGCTTCAATTACCAAAGTAAACGGTACCACCCAACCAGTATTTGCTATCGACGTTCGCAACGGTTCGATCGCCAATACCGCCAACATCGCTGCACAGGGTCCTGTGCAGATGGCCGGCCCCAAGCTGGAGTTCTTCAGCTTGACCGCCAACAGTGCACTCAGCGCATCGGGCGCTGCCAATGCCACTGGCTACATCAACAACGTGCTGCAAGCTATCCAGCAGACCACCACGATCGCCATGTACCAAGTGACCCCCACCGACGCAGCCGTGCTCAACATCGCTGTGTACCCCGTGGGCGCTGCCAACGCTGCTCAGATCGTTGCTGCTGCTCAGACAGCCAACGCCACTGGCGGCCTGAACATTGGTATCCCCACCGCCAACGTCGCTGCTGCTGCCACGTTCACCAACGTCTAATAGACGTTATCACACAAACCCCGGACCTAAAAAATCCGGGGTTTTTGTTTGGCCGTAAATATCTCTGATGAAGATCTCAGTGACCACCCTGTTTGACTGTGCAGACACAGGCGTGACAGGGCATTACAGGCCCAGCGCGGTACCCTTCACGGACCGTACAGGCACCGAGATCCGGGACCAGGCCCAGTGGAATCAGAGCCGAAACCGGCAGAGAAACTGGGAAACCCTCCAGCAGGTGATCGGCCTGCGCAGCCAGATAGAAAGTTACACCAGCCCTGAGCGCAAACAACACCAATGGAAGTTTGAAATTTCCGTGGAAAGATCGGATGTGTTTGGTCAAGATCTCGTGGACTTACGTCGAGATTGTGAGGGTGTTCCCATGATCGTTGGCCTGACCGAGACCGCAGGTGTGTTGCCACGCCTGACCACCCAGGGAAATCAGCAGAACATTTGGTTCGAAACAATAAATAGTTGACCATGGCCGACCCTACCGAAATTGAGAAAAAGAACCTAGAAGCGCATGTGGAACTGTGCGCGGAAAGATACAACCACCTGGATGCCAAGCTACAGGACATCGATTCCAAGATAAGTGAACTGGATCGGGTGATCAAAGAAGTGCATGGCTGTGTGCATGCTCTCAACAGCAAATACACCGATCGTGTCATAGGCTGGGCCGGTTCCCTGATCATGATCCTGCTGGGCGTGATCGGTTGGTTGGCTTCCCAATACATCAAAACTCTATGACCCGTGAGCAAAAGCTGGAACGCTGGGCCGAGCGTGAAATCCGCCGCAATCTCGACAACCTGTTGCTGGACAATGAACAGGGAAGATTCCTGGCATTTGGTCGCTGGGAGATCAACCCAGGACCGGGCTATGTAGAAGTGCAGGAACGGGACCATACCTGGAAGTTCAGCAGCCGCCGCAGCGCCATCAGCTGGTGCGTGGCCCGTAAATTCCGCCAGCATCGGCTGGGGCTAGAAATCCAGCAAAAAGACGCCGAACGCCTGCGCATGCTACAGGACATGCAGGCCCAGACTCAGCTGGCTGCTGTCAGTAAAAATGCCCAGTTCAACGAAATGATCATGACCAAGATGCAGGGCAAGCGTTATCGCTTGAACTGGATCGAGCGCCAGCTGAAAAATCTAACGAGCCAAGCTAAATACCTACAACTTCGAGGATTCGAAAAATGAAAATCACTGAATTCAACTCACCGGACCGCCTACAACAGCTGGCCACGGTCATGGAAAGCTATTTTGGCCGCAGCCTGCCTGTGGACCAAATGTCGGACAACACCGCCCGTATCATGCTGCAACGTGTCAAGGGCATGATCCGCGAACACAAGAACACATTTGATCGCCACATGAGCGAGCGCAATCCTGTGTATCTCCAGCTCATGATGATGGAACAGGCTCTGGCCCAGCGAGTGGCCGAAACCATGCCTGCTCCTGTTCCCGGTGCACAACCCACACAAAAACCTGCTGCTGCCACACCAGTCCCCACTATTGATCCCAACAAACTGAAAGCAGCCCAAGACAAACTAAGCAAAGGTCAAACACTGTCAAGTGACGAGCAAAAACTAGTCAACGCCGCAGCAGCAGCCCAACAACAGATGCAAGAGAATCGCCTCAAGCGTGCATTCCGCACACTGAAAGAAAGCGAAGTACAACAGGCCCAGGTGGTCTTGGCAGCCCAGGACATGGTAGACTCGATCCAGGGCATGATCGAAGATGCCACCGAGATGCAGTACAAAGAATTACCGGCCCTGGTAGATTCAATCCGCAATCAGATCGGCCTAGAACAGGCCAACCAGTT